TAGTATGTGTTCCGATGTACTTGAAATAATCAGAATTGTGTTCTTTGATTAATGAAAACTGATTGATATCTGTGAAAAACTTAGCATAATCGATGATCGTTATTTTCGTATTAGGAAAATTCATAGAATTGATAGTAGGAATAGCATTGAAATAGACGTCTGCATTATGATTGTCATCGGTGCCTTGAGATTTATCTTGCGAAAAAGCACCGACAACAACAATTTCATCTATGTGTATGTTATTATAATAAAATGTTTCTAGAATGTTTGATGAGTCGTTTCCACCAGAATAACATAGTATAACATACTCATAGTCATGACGAATCTGTTGAGCTCTTTCTAAATAAAGCTGCTGTAGCGATTTAGTAGGTTCTGTTTTCCAATCAAATTTAGCGAACGACTTATCATAGTAGTAAAAATAACATTGTTTTTTAGCATTCCAAGCTTCATAAGGCGTAGTGTAGACATTAAAGTTTTCGTCATAATAGAATGTTGCGTTTAATTCTATTGACATTTGTTCCAATCGAGTTATCCGTTAGATTTAACATTAACAGCTTCAATCAGTTTCTGGATATCATCATCAGATAGTTCTTTAAAATCATTTGTTTCTTGTTTAGAAATTAACTTTAACGATTCTGCTCTCAAGTTTTCTCTAATTTTCTGAATTTCTTTCACTTCATCAATGTTCGTTTTCTTAGTGACGCCAACAAGACCAATAACAGTATCTAGTGCAGTAGGAACATTTGGGTCTTGAACAGCTTCTAGAGTACTCAACCATTCAAACGGGCTATAAATTTTTACAAGTTCGTCTATTTCTTCCGGAGTGGTTGGCATAGGAACAGGAAGATTAATTGAAACATCTGAACGACAACGAACAGGCGTTCCATCTTGTTTACGATTTAAATCAGAAGCCAATGATTCTTCAGAAATATTATCTGTCCAATATCTTGCAACGATAAGATGGTCGTCTGGCCATAGTTCAACAATTTTGTAATGAATGTTCATGCTACTGGTCCTGTTCTAGTTCCTGTGTTTACATATGCGGTAATGTTTGCATTACCAGTTACTGCATTTCCTTGAGATCCTGCTGCGCCTCCCGGACCACCAGGGCCTCCACCGCCTCCTGTTCCTTTAGCAACCCCTCCAGTTCCTCCTGGACCTCCAGGGCCTCCAGCACCACTACTTGGAGTTCCTGTTGGACCAGTTGCCCCATTCGGTCCTGTAGTTCCTACTCCTCCAGCTCCACCACCGCCACCAGCATTACCTGCAGCGCCTGCTGCGCCTAAATTTCCTCCAGCTCCAGAATATCCTACTGCTGCACCACCTGTTGTTGGATTACCTGCATTACCATTCGCTCCTGGACCATATCCTGGAGTATACGAACCAACACCAGCAGCACCAACAGGAGTTCCTGCTCCTCCACTTCCTCCAGTATTAGGATATCCTGGTACGTAAGACGCTGGATAGTATGAGTATCCTTCAGAGTATGCTGGATAATAGGAAGACGACCAACCGGTACCTCCGCCTCCGCCGCCGCCTCCGCCACTACCATTGGGTCCGCCATTACCTCCAGTGCCGCCTGGGCCACCGGCACCGCCTGGTCCCCCTGCTCCGCCTGTTAGTGTCGAGACGTTATCTAAAACAACGATAACACCAGTATTAGTTGGAACTGTTAATGATGCGCCACCAGTGCCTCCTGTTCCACCAGTTCCTCCAGTACCACCAACGGTTCCTATAACTCCTGCACCACCAGGAGATCCTGCGCTACCAGCAACTGAAGTCGGTCCACCAGCACCACCAGCACCATTAGATCCCGTGCCTCCTGGTGGTCCGTTGCTTCCTGGCGATCCAGCACTACCTGCGGAGCCTGCTGCGCCTGAAATTGTATTATTATTTTGAAGGAAAATAAACGTACCACCAGTCCAACCAGTACCAGTATCTAATGCTGTTGCGGCTGCAGATGTTGAACCAACAGCCGCATTAATAAACGCAAGCAAATTCAACGGATAAGCTGGATTACCCGCTTGTGTGCGGAGATTGAGATTGTTAGTCGCACCAGTAATATTGATAACCTGCGTAGGTTTAGGTAAGAAGGCTAAAAAAGTCATTTTATCCTTATCTCATGTCTGGTAGATACGAGCCATAGAGGTTAGTTCCGTCAGAAAAAAACGTGATAATATCGAGTTTATTTGCGCCTGTCGAAAGAACAGGAGCAACCGCAGCAGTCCACTTAAATACTGAGTTCCATGTCGTGATCGTGCGCGAACCTGTAGCGTCCTGATACACGCGAAGAATATATGTGCCAACTTTTAGATTTAGTGGCGCTGGCATTGTACGACCAGTTCCAGTAAGCGTTATTGTTGCAACGCGACCATCAGCAACATCCCAAGCTGCTTTTGCTGTTGTGACAATGGAACCACTTGTATCGGTCAACGTCTGTGATAGTGAATTTGACTTATCAATCGTGGTGCCGTTTAGTGTGGTGTTACCAGAAACTATGAGATTTTTTGTAACTGTCATCGAGTTACAAGCAGTCACTAGGCCGCTGGAGTCGATGCGCATGCGTTCGGAGCCAGCCATTGACCAGCTATAAATGGCGCCGACTGAAGTGTTCCACACAAAGGAGTCAGTAGCACCGGCAGTCGGCGTACAGTCCATAGTGACTGAACCAGTTTGCAACCTGAAAACGCCAAGTGAGCCAACTTCAAGTTTTTTACTAGGCGAACTCGTCCCAATTCCCATATTACCCATGACATAAGTATTCGCACCAACAAACAGATTGGTTGAAACTGTCGCACGACCAGCAACACCGAACCAACCAGACGTATTAGTTGTGTGTCCGGCACCACCAATTGTTAGAGTAGAAGAAGCACCACCCATTGTTATGGTTTTGCTTGCACCGCCAAGAGTCGTATTACCAGAAACTGTGAGGTTGTTTGTGACTGTAGCAGATTTGGCGATCGTTACTGCACCTGATGACGCAATACGAAATTGTTCTGTATATGTCGTAGCACCATTTCTATTTCCTATTACAAGATGAACTCCAGTAGAATCAATAGCACTTAAACGAAAACCATATCCGGAACCAGAAGACGAACCTCTTAGATCAATACCTCCACTATCATTGATAGTTGGTGAACCTTGCCAAATTTCTAAGTTAGGTACACTAGAAGGTGAAGAACCTGATGGTTGACCACCTTGTGAGATAGTTATTGTTCCGTATGGAGAACTAGTAGCTACTCCTAATCTACCGATAATGGCAGTATTACCACCAACAAAAAGATTGGTTCCTACGGTCGCGCGACCATTGACGCCGAACCAACCAGTCGTATTGGAAACCTTACCTGCAGCGCCGAAATTTGTGTTGCCTGATACCCAAAGATTAGTTGAAACTGAAGCACGACCAAGAACACCAAACCAACCAGTTACGTTAGCAGTTTTACCAGCAGCACCTATAGTAGTGTTACCAGAAACCGTTAGATTAGTTCCTACAGTAGCACGACCAGACGCAGTGAATAATCCCGTAACAGTAGCAGTTCCCTTTGCGGTAAATGCCGTGTTAGAAGTAAGCGTGTTGGCATACAGAGAAGACTCATTAATCGCGAACTGATTGATACGAGTAACAAGTTGATTCGTGCGAGTACGCCACGTATCAAATGTATTAGTAAGAGAGACGTTAGCGAGTAATGCCATTGCTTATCCTATCTTGTCTAAAATGCGCTGCATAAGCGTCTTAAGATCGTTTATATCTTGCTTCATATTATTTATATCGTCAACAGCCGAATTAATTTCCTGTTGCTTTTCACGGGCTTTTTTGTATGCTATAAGCCCAGTTTTGTCTGTATTAAGAATCGCCTGACTAGATAAGTCGCGGACTAGATTAGGCGATTCTTTTACCTTTACGATTTTTGTCATATTATCTCTGCAGTGCGATTGCTCTTAGTTCGTGTATACGAGGTGGATTTGCGCTATTTTCGTTCGTGAATACGATCTTAATAGCGAACTGCTTGAATCCAGTGAAACGAGCCTTACCAGAGTTGCGATACTCAAAAATTCTACTATTCGTAGTATTAGCGCCATACTGGTTGATAGCACGTCCAGATGAATCTGAGATTGCTGTCGTTGGGAATGTTGGCATATCGTAAACGAACTCAATAAAATCGCTACGATTCTGGCTGCTTGAATACTTACCTACAGTAGCATATCCTTCTCCTGTAGCTAGATTCATTGGGACCCAACGAGCATCTGAGAATGCATCACTATCTTCCGCATTAAGAACTTTAGCATATACTTTAAGGTCAGAACCATTTGGTTTATATGCCGCAAGATATACACGAAGATCTTCCGCGTCTTGACCGTCGGCAAGATTAACGATACGAGTAATGTAGCGAGACTTAGAGTTGCCTCCAAACTTCACCCAATCTTCAGAAGAACCGATTTCAGTGTTAGAACTGATTAGATTATGTACAACAATATTTGCCATACGACGAAGGTCAACTGCTGGAGAACCTGTTAGATTGAAACTCGTAAGAGTCAATTTGATTTCGCCAGATTTATTTGTTGCCATAGTTGCCGATGAAGCAGAAGTATTAGACTCAATACTACGACTTAGTATGTAACGAGGAGAAGAAAACTCTGTATTATCATTGATACTCAAATTGAAGAATGATGAATCTCTAGCACTAACACTAGTTGCATACTTAGCAGAAGCAGATATTTTTGTGTTAGAAGGTAAGATGCTATCCAACTGTAAATTAACGGTATCTATGACAAGATTATCAAGAGAAATGATTTTTGCGCTATAACCATTTGTCTGACCCTTAACATAGCTGTTCAGTTTGAATATGCGAGAGTTGGCGTAAGCTGGTCCACTATTTGTGTACGACATGTTAGCAACATGAAGTTTCGTATTAGAAAAATTCACTACGTCGTAATATTGGAGTGAACCGACAGGAGTCGTTGTAGAGTATAGTGTACCTGAACCAATGATCACGCCGGTTGTAGGATTAGTGTTACGAATTCGTATCGTTTCTTTTCCTTTAAACTTAACATTAGTTGACACATTTCTAACGGTAATTTGACCCGAAGAGAATGAGGATATGGTTCCAGTAGCACCAGAAACAACACCTTGAACATATGTCACATTCGTATTTACGGATTTCGTATTAGCGAAAGTTGTAGTAGGTTGTAGATTTGTTTCGCCATGAATGAATTCACCGTATGTGCTGAACACGCCAGTAGAATTAGCTACAGTGAAATAATCGCGGTTTTCATTCTTGATTATCATCGTGCCAGGTGACGACTTATCGAATTCAGCATAGTATACATTGAACTTAAGATCTTCAGATTCCACAGGAACCCAAGTACGCTGGTTCGCTGAAGTGAACAAGAATCCAGAAGCAGGTTGTTGTGCAACACGAGTTCCTGAACTAATATCATTTTCACCAAGAACAGCTGTCCAACAATTGTAGTTTGGATTGCAACCAGATGGGATAATCGAAATAGCATATTCTTTATTTTCTTCTAGATATACAGGAGAAGGAAAATATATTGGAGTTGGTGCTGAAGCGTCGTCACTCACGTTAATTTGCGAAGGCTGCATGATAACACGAGAGAAAGGAACAACACGATTCGTAACAGCTGACGTGATAGGATCAAGTTCTTGCAACTGAATCGTCACAGGAAATGTACTATCTTTAGTTGCGAAAAACAAATCAACTTTAGTAACGAACATTCCAGAAGTTTGGTTACGAGTCTTAAGAAATGCAGTTATTAAGAATGACTGAGCAATAGGGTCTGAACCACCACAACTGCCACCACAATTACCACTATCACCTGGAAGCCCACCATCAGCTGGTGGTGCTGGGATAAATCCTACAACACGTTCACCATTCGAAGTTGTACGACGATTCACTGCTCCGGATTTAGATTCTACCAAAGATTGATTCGTTATAATAGGTCTACGAGTAGAAAGTGTTAGTTCTGATACTCCTGCTGTTAATCCTTCTGCTGTATAATATGTTTCAGCAGAAGTTGTCTGATTACCAAACACAAGAGAGTTAGTTGGGTTGTCAGTTAAACGGAATTTTCTTTGACCTGTATGAAATTTTAATGTTGTGTTATTGGGCAGATCAAAGATACCATATATGTTTCCACTAGAATCAGTCGTTAATGTTGTGCCTGCACTATATGTTAGTGGAGTCTGTTTACCTATATTACCTTTGTTGTTATATTCTGCTTCTGTTAAAGGTGTGCAGTAATCGTTAACTTTAACATTATCAAAGAAAGCAAAAATACGACTATTTGTTTTAAGTCCTACAGCTCTAAACAATATACGCTTTGATCTCATCCAAGGTTGAACATTTGTGTCTCTTACTACACCACCGAATGATTGCTTTTCATTAACAGCCGTAACTACAGGTTTAGTACCTTTTCTAACTTCAGTTGTTGGTTTTGTGTAAACATTTTGTGTTGCTGATGTTTCGATAACATCAAATGAACCATCGGCGTTTGGTTTATTGTATGTTCCTGTTGCTGAAGTGATACTCGAAGCAAGAACTTCTTGACCGGTCCATACTGTTTGCCAATTATTCCAGTCTGTCTGGAAAGAATTTGATAACCACATCCAGTTATCTGTGTTTAGATCAATGTTCATGTTGATTTCTGGACGAGTTGTCGTATCACACCAGTAATCGCTTTCTGGTGTTAACTCGATTTCACCAACATAGTTATAGAATGTGCCGATACAGTTTCTGGTTGTTGTGGCAAAAGGTTGATTAACAAGAACTTTGTGTGTGTAAGGTAGAGTTACCAGATCACCTGGAGTTGTTCCAGTTACAGAAGAAATGACTATTGCTGAACCGTCACTTGGAGTTAGTGAAGCACCAGCTCCAAAATTTCCTGTGGCGTCTTCGACATATAGTTTTGCACCTACTTTATGACGAATCGTAGCAGTCGAACCGCCGGCAGTTACAGTTGCGCCTGATTTGAATGCTGTTGAAGGTGGCGTTGAGACTAGAGTTATGAGTTGATCTTTTGAAACACCAGTAGTTGTTACGTTCGAACGAACAACATTCGACGAATTAGCTGAGGCATAACGAAACTCAACATTCTGAACATCAAATAGCGGACGAGCTTCTTTTTTAGCAGTGTCGATAGAAATTTTATAATCTTGGTCGTGAACATTACCTATGTTATGACCGCCGAATGAATCTACGAGAATACCATTCTTAAAGCGATCCAAACCATTAGAGTCTGGGATCAATAGATCTTTAGCATTCTTTTCTAGTAGATTTAATGATGTGTAATATTCTAGAGAATCTACGCGATCACGAATCACGCCGATATCACGCATAGTGAAACGTTCGTTCTTAACTTTTGTGATAGTTGAAGCCAAGTCGAGACGATTTACTTGGCGCGCAACTTCTTGAGAAATTGATGGATACGGCGCAAGATTTATTATAGCCAAATTCATATCATCATTAACGACACTAGGTGTTCTTGGATTAACGTCCGGAACACCTTCTGTTACTCTAAAGGAACTTCCTTTATTCACAGTGATAACATCTTTTCTTCTTAGATAATAATCTAGATCTGTAGTGAAATCTTCGGCTGTTGGTGAGAAATGTAAACCACCTGATGGCTGATCAAACGTGATAGCCAACTTAGGATTCTTAGAAATATTCGTTAATGTAGATACGCTGTTTGCGCTATCTGTGATACGAGGACGAATATCGATGCAGTTTCTTAGATCATATATAGATCCATCGTTTCTAGAATTATATAGAGGAACTTGATAAGTGTAAATTTTAGTTGTGTCTGTTCCAGCTGTAGAATCGTTGATTGGATATGAATCTATAGAAAAGAATCCTACGCCAGATGAATAGCTATGAGTAAAATGGTCGAATTTAACTAGCAAAGATTCGCCATTAATGACAGACAACGAACTGGTAGATTTCTTCACCAACTGCGCATGATTGTAATAGTTATCTAGCATTCCTGTGTCGAGTTCAAAATGACTAGTTACATCGGTGCCATCAGTTGTTGTTGACCAAGTTGCGCCTGTTTTTTTACGAACAGAAACGAGCTGAAACCCATCAGACAACCCAAGAGGCCACGGTCCTGTTGTGTTAGCAGTATATGAAGTTCCTCCACCGACACCAACATTAACCTGAACCAAACGATTACGAACAACAGCCTTAGAAGCTTCTTGTCCATTAATCTTATTCAACTTGACGATAGCTTTGGCCGAAATTGAAGCACCCAACGTACCTTCATTTAGAGCCAAAGTGGCTGTTGTAGAAGGTGTTCCAGAAATGGTGATGCTACGATCACCTGCCTTACCAGTTCCCCCGAGATCAATAACCTGACCAGGCTTGAATTTCTTAAAGTATGGGACGTTCGTTCTGTTACCACCATTAGGTGCAGTTGTTGCAATTGTTCCGTATATATTGATTGACGTATCGCTGTTAACAGAGCTTACAACATAATCACCGCTGTTAGCAACAGAAATGATATCACCCTTATTAACCTGTGTCGAAAAGGCAGTACCAGTTCCAAGATAAGCAGTGATCGTATTACCACCACCAGCTACTGTAACCTTACTTGTTAATGCTGCTGTGTTTGAAACGGAACGCGCAACAATATAAAAGTCTGTACGAGTCGCGCTATCACTCAACACACCAGAACCATCAAAAGTTTCTGACGTATCACCAGTTGGAATGGTACCAACACCTGCAGTATTAAAGGTCACATCAAACGATTTGTTGAAGGTGAAATCGTTCTTAACACTGCCGGCAGTGTTTCTTAGGCGACGAACAGCATTAGCAGGTAGTCTAAAGATAGCACGATCAAATCCACCGTCGTAAGTATTCGCATTCAATCCATTAGAATATAGGATGTCAGCTTTACCATTAGCCGATCCAGTTCCTGTATTAGCAGCAATAGATTGAACCTGAACGAATGACTTACCTGCATTCATGTTAATATCGGTTATATAAATCTTATATTGAGCATCTGGCGCTCCAGGAGTTCCAGAATAATATTCAACACCTCGCACGCGAGCAGTACCGATCTGCGAACCAGGAAATGTTGTTAGTGAATATGTTTTTTCCGAAATAGAATTAGCTTGCGTATCGCGAAGAGTTAATCTAGTCTGAGCATTAACATCCCATGCACCAACGACATTATCGCATATGATGTAATTACCGTAATCTATTAGAGTCTTAGCAGATTCAATAGAAACATAATCTGTAGCCTTACGAACATTCAGACCTGTAGGAACTAAACGAGTTACGTCATAACCTTTAACGTAAGCTTTTCCTGGCTGAATTGTTGCAGTCAAATAGCTGCTATTGCCTGCAGTAGAAAATCCGTAATTCGTTGATGTTTTTAAATTTTCTGAAAGCGAAACATTGAACCCATTTACGATGTAGTCTCCAGACTCGTCTGAGGTACGGCTAGCAATATAGTCGCGAATAGCAGCATATTGTGGTCTATCGTTGATAGATTGAACCATACCATCTTTTACTTGAAGAATTTCTACGAATGTGTTCGATACAGGAGCGGTGATAGCATAAGAAGCAACATTAACAACTAGCTTTAGTCGAGAAGCACCTGGAGCAGCATAGTTGTATGAACCAGAAGCAGGGTCTAGTAGAGTAGAATCCGATAGTTCATTAATGATTTGTTCGCTGATCTCAAAACCAACTTTTGCTGTTGGTGTATTTGTGTATTTTCCAACCACAACAGTTTGACCAGGAACACGAATGAAATGGTCTTTAGCGTAAACAACTCCGCCATCAAAGTTAACAACGAATGAATATCCAGCAGTACCACCTTGTACCGCAGTAATCGTGTTACATGTTAATCCAGAACCAGATACGTCGGTAAGAATTTCATTGTTAGCGAATCGTTTTGTGCCATTAGTATTTGCGCTGATATACTTAACGAATAGTGTTTTGAAATTAGGTGTGTTTGCTTCAGAACCATCATTAACCTTAATGACTAGACCACGAACACCAGATGTCGAACCGCGAAGCGTTTTGTTTAGTAGATTATTAACAGTAACAGAAGTTGTGCCTGTGCTTGTATAATCGCGAATTTTCACATAGTTATAGAAAATGTCTACAGAAGGTGTGAATCCTGTTACAGATGAACCTTCTTTAAAGATATTAGTAGCAAAACGATCAATTTGATTTTGAAGGATCGTTTGTATTTGCGTAAGTTCGCGTGCTTGTACAGCCAATCCTGGGCGAAACAGAATGCGATGAAAGTTTTTTGTCTCGTCGAAATCATCGTAGTATGGTGCTACGTTGAAATTCGTTGAAAGCGTTACGTTATTTGATTCTGAAGCCATGATACCTTCCGATTAATACTTTATGACTATCTTGAAATCTTCTGTTTGTTCAGGACTTCTAGCAATAGCAGTTCTATTTTCAGTATATATTACGATTCCGCTGAACTGTTTTAATGCGGGTTTAGTTACGAGTTGTACGTTGGCTGTTACGGCAGAAGTTGTTCCTACGATGATTTCGCTCTGTAAAAATGACTGACCAACTCCGCTAGTGCTGACACGAATAACTTTCAATATACCATTCGATTTAGCAGTATTGTTATTCGCGAAATATACTACGCGTGCTTTAGCGCCACTTGAACGTCCTGTAACGATCTCATCGGCAACAAAATCACCAGTGACTTCTTTTAATGATATTCTTGTTGTCTGGTCGATAACAGAAGAATTTGCGAAACTACCGTTTGCTAACAATGGATCTCTAACAACACCTATGATTCTAAAGTCGTTGTTAGTTGGAAATGTATTAGACTCAGAACCAGCAACCTTTACGTTCATTATGATAGAAGTACCAAACAATTCATCAACTGGATCTTTACCGTGACCACCTCTAGGTGAAATGATCGCGTGTGCAGCAGCACCTCTTCCGTAAACTGAATTGGCGGTAATCGTCACATTAGCCGAAGAATATGAACGACCCTGCGACACAACAGTAATTCTACGAACCTGACCGCCAAACGTATTCGAAACGAAAGCAGTTGCTCTAGAAACGGCTGTTAATCCACTATCACCACGAATTGTTACTGTAGGCGAAATCACATATCGGCTAGTTGTGTTCGGTACGCTAGTGAATGCTGTGTTAACAACAAGAGTATTATTTGCACCCCAATACTTAACAACTTTGCGAATTTGCCCAGAACCAGCGCCCTCACTGATATATAGGCTTGACCCAACATACGAACCGTCGGTAGCGCTCGCATTACTCTTAATAACGAAAAATGAAGAATTTACTATAGTCTGAAAAGTGTTTGTTGTGCTTAGATATCCAGTTCCACCAGCCAAAATTTTGACATGCTGGATAGCGCCGTTACTTGCGCTTTGTTGAACAGACCATTGAGCAGAACCATCGTTAGCAGACAAAGTCTTAACAGGCATAAATGCGTTTGTTTGGAACTTTAGAGCTTCTCCGGATGAAATCGTGTACATATATTTCCAACGATAACCATCACTAGTCAATTCAATATTCGAAGAGTCTGTAGTTGTTGGCTTTACTGTGGAAACAACACCTTGGTTATTATCAATGCACTTATAGACTCTACCTTCTATGGTAGACGCATAGAATTGTTTTTCGTATAGTGTCACATCATCGTCATCATATTCTGAATATATTGTACCAGAAGTCCATTGATATCTAGGCACAACATGAGAAACGTCTGAAGTTTGAAATTTCTTCAGAGCTATCATATTTCTCCAAACATCATAATATGTGTATTGATATGAAGGATCCACATTAGGTGGATTTAGCTCTGAATATAACTTACGAACATACGCATTTGCTCCAGCGGTGATAGATACGCTCGGGCGCGGGGTAACAACCATTGACTGAGCACTGGCGATAGAATGAACGCGAACAACGCCAGACTGACCAGTAACTCCTATTCTATCACCAACAGCTAGTTGAGAATCAAATAGAGTTCCCTGACCAATGATAGTGTTAGAACTACTCGTCGTTTTCACTGTTCCGGTTATTGGAATAGCATTTGCATACGGCGCAGTTCTTCCGATAAAGAAATAGTACCTCGTAGGCGCAGTTTCACTGAACGATTCTAAGAACTGAATCGCGTTATGTATTTTAAAATGACGAGTAATTAAAGCTGTCATTATTAGGCAGAAGCAGTGTAAGTGATGTTCAGAGTATCACCTGAGGTAACAACTTTATCACCGACTGTGAATAGACCAGCAGAGTAAAGAGTTCCTGTTGAACCTGCCTTAGTCGACTGATTTACGATGAACGCACCCTTAACAGTTCCTGCGATGCCGATTGAGAACACAACAGCATTCGAAGTAGCCTTAGAACCAGAAGAAGCAGCTGCCATCGTAATCTGACGGCGAGTTGTCTGACTATATCCAGGAGCAGAAGCGTTATTTTCGCCTGATTCTTTCCAACCTGCGTGTGAAGACATCGTATCGCCGGTCGAGATAGCAGAATAACCGTTAGCGGCAATAAGACCCATATACCATGTTGTAGTAGCGGATGTCACGTTTGATGTCTTGAAATGAGTATCAAGAAGAAGGTTTTTACCGACCGTTGTTACAGCATTAGGGAATTCATCAGCCCACTTTACTTTTCCTGTAGCGTCATAGCAATAAGCAGTATACACACCGTGCATATCTACAGCCTCTACAGACCCAGCACCACGAGTTACTGTAAGGCTTGTAGAATCACCTGGATTAATTTTTTCGATAGACATCTTAATAGTACTCCTCTTGGGTTAGGTACGTTTATTTAT